CGGTGCCGCTGCTGGTGCCGCTGCTGGTGCCGCCGCTGCCAATGGTCCTAAGAAGTGTGGAATGATGAACCGAATGATGGNTANGGGCAGGACCTAATGCGGCAACCAACAACGCGAATAAGGTTGTACCTAATGCGGCAACCAACAACGCGAATAAGAATGGACCTAATGCGGCAACCAACAACGCGAATAAGGTTGTACCTAATGCGGGTATAGGTGGAAACACTCTCCCCCCTAATAAGGTCAATTCTGGTAATGGACCCAATTCCACCAACAATGGACCTAAGAACAATAAGGCTAACAACAAAGATGTCAATATTGTAGCCAATCAGATTCTCAATGAGATTAATAAGGACGTGAATAAAGCTGTAGTAGCTGGAGTTAACAATAAGGTTAACGATCGAAAACTTGCTAGAAATATAACTGATAGCAACAATGGTATTCTCAATCAACTTTTGAAAAAGGATATCACTAATTCTATCAATAGGAATAATGTGAAGACTAATAATTCTGTAAACGCCAAGAACAACGCCAAGAACTTGAGTACTAACAATAAAGTGGTTGTACGAAGTGTAACCAATGGTATTATCAATCACATTCTCAATAGAGATGTTAAAAATTCCATTCAAAAATACACGCCAAAACCCCCTAATAGGCCATTGGGTAATGTTAATCGTGCACCAAGGGCTGCGTACAAGAAACCAAATAACAATAAGAAGAACAATAGAAATGCGGATGTGGAGTATGTGGCCAATCAGATTCTTAAACAACTTCAAAATGATGTCGCCAAGGAAATTAGATTAGGGGGGCGTGCTGCTGAGCCTATTTACAACAATAGTTCTAATTCTAATAATAACAACAACAAAAATAAAAAGTCTATACAGAATAATCCCCTATTTGAACCAAACATGCAAAATAACCCTCTGTACCCCAACAACAAGTCCAATAACAACAAGTCCAACAACAAGTCCAATAACAACAAGCCCAACAACAACAAGAACAGCTTCAATGGAGGTCCTCGGTTAGGTGCCAACAACAACAATGTGTCCCTCCCCCCATCTAAGAATGTCGTAAATGTGAATAATGTTAAGGTGAATGTCAACAATGTACCCAAGGAAGTTGAGCAACAAGAGAATAACGTACGTAACATTATTAAGAACTTGAACTCTGAAAGGGACAAGCTCAAGAATAAGATCACAAAGGAACTGAATCTTATACCCAATAACAATGGTGTATTCCAGGAACGTACCGGACTTACCAAGGGTAGAATCGGTCTTTGGGCCCGTGAATTAAGAGCTGCGGAAACGATCGAAGATCTCAAAGCGATTGAAAATAAGCTCAATGCGAAGGTGGTACTTCGTAAAAATATTGAGAACAAGTACACCAAGGCTGGTCTCACCAAGGTTGAGAAGATGAATCATCGGAGGAAGGTTGTGAAACTGTTGAACAATGTGAATAAGAGGAGGAAGGAGATTGAGATGCAGGTCAAGAACAAAAAGAACAACAACAACAACAAAAACTCGGTTATTTCTAACTACAACTCTAACGCTAACAACAACCCCAATAGGGCTAAGAAGATGAAGTACAAATCTCGTGAGAACTTCGTGGAGGCCAAGAAGGTTGAGTTGAGGGAGTTGGCTAAAAAGACTAGCACGAACTTCGGTAGAAATATAGATCGCATGCAGACGAGGCAAAATGTGTTCAAGCTTCGTGGTAGGATCAAAGGTGCGATTAAAAGAGATGAAGGCCTAAGTAAACTAGGCAATAACAAAAAGTAGATAAAAAAATGAATCACCCCGACGACGATTGCACCGTGATTACCGACATGCCTCTCAGTGACGAGGTTGTCGATTTCATCGAACAGGGTCTTCACCGGGATATGACTGATAAAGATATTGTGGAATGGTGTGATGATAATCTCGATGATCTTGCTTCCATTTATGAAAAGTACCGAGATACATACTTGTCATACGGACAGGCGGAGATGACTCTCTTTTTCACTCAAACTATTTATGGACGAGATGACGCGATGGAGATGCTTAGTAGTTTTGTAGATTGTCAATAATCAGTTAAAGATATAAACTTCCTTTAAGTTAATGGCTATATGCGACGTGTGTTGTGAAAAGATTAACAAGATAAATCACAAAAAAGTTGAGTGCCCTTTTTGTGATTTAACTAGTTGCCGTTCTTGTTCCCAGAAGTACATTCTCTCAAGCATAGAAGATCCTCATTGTATGGGATGTAAAACTCTATGGAATCGTGAATTTGTAGATTCCTTCTGTACCAAGTATTTTAGGCGTACAGAACTCAAACGTCATCGTGAAAATGTATTATTTGAGCGAGAAAAGGCTCTAATGCCCCAAAGTCAAAAAGAAGTGGAAAGGGTGATAGCTATAAGAAAATTACGTAAAGAGGCTAGACGTTTACGAAATTCATTAATTGAACTCTATCAAAGAAATAATATATCTTTTCCAGTCACTAATGAAGATTTACAAAATCATCCAGCTATATTAGAGTTTCACCGTGATCTAGAGGCTATCTATATACAATTAGAACGATTAAGAAATTCAACAGATACGTTTCATAATGAACCAACTAAATTTATACGTAAATGTCCACACGAAGAATGTAAAGGGTTCTTAAACGAAGAATATTTCTGTGGTTTGTGCAGTAATAAATTTTGTCGTGATTGTAACGAATTATTAACCGAGGATCATAAATGTGACCCAGAAACAGTAAAAACTATGAAGCTTCTAAATAAAGACAGTAAATCGTGTCCCAAATGTGGTACTGTTATACATAAAACGAGTGGTTGTGCTCAGATGTGGTGTCCAGATTGTCATACAGCATTTGACTGGCGTACAAGTGAGATTGTAACTGGACGTATCCATAATCCACATTACATAGAATTTAAACGAAAAGGTGGAACATCTAGGGAACACGGTGACATTCCTTGTGGTGGCATACCCACGTACCGTGAATTAAGGGAGGCTGGTTCATCTAATGATATAATGAATTTAGCCTCGTATATATTCTTTGCGGAACGTGAAAATATGTACATAGACGTAGAACCTGTAAATAATCTAAGTCTCCGAGTGTCTTACATGTTAAATGAACTAGATGAGACTGATTTTAAGATCTTCTTACAAAGACAGGAAAAGTTCAAAGACAAGATGAGAGACCTATCAAGTATATATGAGATGTTGACTCATTCCGGTGGCGACCTTCTTAGACAATTCATTATTGATCCAGAACGTGAAACTGAAATTATTGATATGATAAAGAAGTTATTTTCGTATGCGAATGACGTTTTCACTAGCATTCGCACAAGATACAACTGTGTAACGCCCAAAAATTTTTATCTGTGAATATTAAGATGAAGGGTAAATTACTTGTGGTCGCACTGATTCTACTCATTCTATACTTGTTACCAAGTTATCCAGAACCCAGAGTAATGAGGAACTTTTTATCAGAGTCTGAAAGGCGTCATATCATAAGTGAAGCTACAAATAAACTCGAAACGTCCACAATCTCACATAATAAAACCGTAGACGAGAATATTCGTAAGAGTGAAACTGCGTGGTTAGATAAAGATGATAAAGTCGTCCGTAACGTGATAAACAGATGTTTGAAACACACAGATAGACCTATAACCAACTGTGAAAAGTTACAGGTTCTCAAATATAAATCTGGTGGCCATTACAAACCACATCAAGATGCATTCAAAGATGATGATAACATGAGGGTGCACACTTTCATCATAGCACTAAATGATGGATATAGGGGTGGTGAAACTACATTTCCAAATCTCAACAAATCATATAAACTCAATGCTGGAGATGTACTCTTTTTTGATACATTAGATAACTATAATTTCATAACATCCAAAGCTTTACATGGTGGGAAACCTGTAGAGTCTGGTGATAAATGGATTTGTAATTTATGGGTGAGAAAATACCCCTATTCTATATAAACTGTTTCTTCGTTTTACCGTCATACGGATTTACTAAACCCGAATTAATCATGATATCATTTACCGATATTGGGTCTATTACATCACACGACGGTTTAGTTTTGAATACATTAACTAGGGTTCTGCCATACTTATCATTCGCGTAGCATTCGATCCACACCCACCCATTGATTTTATTTCTACACATGAATGGATTCCACCATTGATGTGGTGCAGAAGAATCAAAACCCAACTCCTCCTTGAACATCTCCCGTGCTAGAATGGCATCTTGTATATATTGATCTCTATTATCAATTATCAGTCGTGGTTTCATCTCAGGGGCGTCATATCCAAGAGTTCTAAAGATGAATTTTCTGACCCGCCCATCAAGAATGATACACGCCTTGAAAGTATCACCATCGTATACACTGGTTATTCTAGCGTAACCCCTGTAGTTATTTAGACTGAAAACTGGAATAGAATCATCCACTTTAGAAAGTCGTCTCTTAGTCAAACAGTCAAACATCTTAACAGACCATCTTATTAATTCTTTAAACTTCTAAGATTTTCTCCACGAGTCCAAGATTTCTGAATATATCTCAGATTGTGACCACGGTACCACAATTTTTCACCGGAAACGCGAACGGGTGCTTTCCTAACCACCTTTTTGCTGAAAATTCTAAAGAACGAAGTAAAACTCATTTACACGTTTTATCTTCTTCTTCTTTAATTTTGTTTTCATTCTTCTCCGTTTACGATTACGGCGCTTTTTTCGTTTTATGATAGTTTCTTCAATTTTTACCACCATGTATAAACGGGGTCGGATTTTAAATGGGAATTTTATTTTTAACCGCCGTTTACATAACATACTTGTGTATATATATCAAAACTTTAATATTATGCTTATTGTAGATGAGTTCATACTTGGATTTACCGACATATATCTACGATAATATGACACCAGAGGAAAAGAAGACCGTACTTATGGGTAATATCAAAGAACCAACCGTAATACGTGGATTGTATCAACCTAAAGCGATTAAGATGAACACTAAGCAAATAGTAAGTATGTTTGGAGATACTTCTTTACCCATAGAAATTTACGATACACAGGAAACAGAAACCACCTCAGCAGATACGGGTAAAAGCACTCTACCAAAACTATTTAAACACTGGAAACATGATCTATCACCTCGTTTGTACTGTGCAGAAGTTGATCTATTTGAACAGAAATTACCGAGAAAGCTACTCGAAACATTAAGAAATCCAAATACCGACCCCAAGGAGGTTGAAGCGCTTATGTTGTATTTAGGAAAAGATCATGCGAGTGGTTTACATCTACATGTGAATTCAGATTTTATATTGAATCAGTTATTTGGAAGTAAAACAGTTTATATTTTTAACAATTACGATAACCCAAATATTCACAAAAATAGCACCTTTCAGTTGAGTAAATCTAATTTTGCTAAGGAGGATTTCTTCCGATTAGACCATAGCAAAATGAAAATATATAAAGTAACGCTTCAACCTGGTGACAGTCTCACGATCCCACCATGGTCATGGCATGCTACACAAGGGCATGGTATTAACATGTCTCTCACTCAAATTTTCAGTAGAAGTGATCTTACATATTTATTAACCAATCCAAACCTGATATTAGATTACGTGTTTGAAGATGAAATCGTACTCTTTTCCATTTTAATCATTATTATCATAATTTATATGCGAAGACAAAAGCGTTAAATGGTGACTTCACCACGATCGATAAGCTTCTTACGATTTTCAAGGTGAAGTCCTTCGACGAGAGCCTTATTTTCAGCCCCATATGGAACCGCGTATCCCTCGTCAACCAGCCACTTGTTCACATTAGTCCACGCACCATCTTCACATACCCATACTTCAGCTAATACACGTCCAAACTTACCCCTAGAGTCAGCCTCTGGGCATCTGAGCTCGATCTCCACGTCATCCTTCTCAGATGCAACAGCCTTGAGACACCAATCCTTTAGCTTCTTCTTGGATAGAAGACCGAACTTCTTCTCTTCG